CAAGCCATGTATGGCAGACTTGCCAATAGTAAATCCTATAGGTAGTGCTCTTTTATTCATGCTGTGTACCTTGCTGTCCTGTAATCCAGTTCGCAGGTGATAAGTCCATGCCAACCAGATAGTTTATTTTTCACAACATTCAAGTGCCGTTGTGTACTTTCCTCCACCTCTCCTTCAAGGGGTGGGTTCTTTGCAATGAGTATCATAAGGTCAGCTTCCGCTGCCTTACCTGTTCGACTGCCTTCCATCATAGCTTGGTTCAACTGTATCTTACCCTCTGCATCTGCACTTAACTGTGACATATAAAACATAGCGCACTCATACATCTTAGCAATCTGTCTTGCATACACTACATTAGCTTTCAATGCTTCATCAGTACGAGCAAAGCCCTGTGTTGTGGCAAACTTATCTCCCATGTCCAGCACTACGATGTCAGGCTTGTATGATTTACATACGCTCTCCACCCACCCCATGTCCTTACCCGTTACGTCCTTAAGAAAAATGTTGTTTCTAATCTTTCCGTACATGTCCCATGCAGCTTTGGGATTTTCCTTTATCTGCATCAGCGTCATGCCAGTGCAAGCCTGTAGATATCGTGCACCCACACGAGGTGAACCCTCTTCATTACATAGTACCATACAGCTTGCTCCTTGTGCAGCAAAGCCTTTAGGTGAGGCCACCATACTAGCATGAAAGGATGTCTTGCCTACGTTAGATCGTGCACCTATCTCAATCAAGTGACCAGCGTTAACACCTTCTACCTTTGTGCACAAAGTGGGAATGTTAAACTTCCAGCGTGTCTCCAGATCGTTCTGTGCAAGCAGTGTGTCAATGGATATGTCATCCCACTCCACGTGCAGGTCAGGCATGAAGTCATCAGTGTACCTGTCAAGCAACTCACGTAACGGCTCCAGTGTAGCTTGTGTACCATTCACATAATCAAAACCCAGATTTGCAACCTCCTCACCAACCACCTGCTGAAACAGTTTGGATAACACTTCCTGTGCTACATCCTTACCTAACGGTTCCTCCCGTTTTATTCTATGAAATATATCACCATACGCTTGCTTCTGCGCTGTGGTCATAGAAGGATTGCCCGACATGAACAACGCCTCTATCTCATCCGGTGTGACAGTACGTGCATACCTATCTATAGCCACATCGAGTGCATGTTTGATCTTACGAATGTCCTTACTAAACAATCTATCGGGACACCTTGCCCCTCTATGATCATCGTAGAACTCCTTGTTCATCAAGGATCGTACAAGGGCTAGTTCCATATTAAGTTCTCCAAATTTTGAATGTCCTGTGAATTTCTGTACTTCAAATCATCCTTTAACTTTAACACACTCACCTCCGAATGTATAGACCTCAGTTCCTGTGCTATGCCCAACGTCTTAGGCAATGCGTCTGGATCAAGTGCTACAATTAACTTTGCATACTTAGCTAAAGGTTTCTTATGTGCACTCTGTAATGATGTACCCAGCAATGCCACACCTGTGCAGCTACACGTTGATCCTATCACAGCCGCACTGATAGCGTCCTCCACGATCACAGCCACCTGCCCCGATCCATGCACATAGGGCAACCCCGACTCTCCATACCTCTTCCACTTAGGAAGCCTTCCAGTTAGAGATCGCCCTGCTCCATCCACCATAGTTCTACCTCTGAATATTGGAAACACTATTCTATTTTCTTTAACATCATACATAGGACAGGGGTTCATGTTCTGCAAGGACCACTTACTTAGAAAGTTTTTAAGGTCATCACGATGACGCCCGTGCACTATGTAGTTTGGACAGTTCCATACTGTATCAGTCTCCTCTCTCGCTTGTATAGTGTTTCGTATATCGTCCACACTTAGATAGGTACGTGTGCCGCCATGTATGGAACAGCCAGCTTTGTAACAGTTCCATATAATCATTCCATTCTTGTTGGTGACTGTAAATGTTTTTACCCCGTCGCAAACAGGACAGTTACGTCTAATCGTAGCTCCATTTGCAACATCCAAATCATCTACAAAGTTTCTTATATCCATGATGTTCTCCTACAATACAAGAGAGTTGCCAGTTACCCGATTTCTTCACGCCACCTTGAGACAAGAGTGGTCGGGAGCTACTGGCAGAGCTTTGTCTAGAGCACACTTATTATAGTTCTCCTAGTTTCATCAAGCCCCATTCAACATTTATATCAACAGTATATATACCTAAAGTTTCATCCCATACATACTGTTCAGCAGCATACTCTTCAACTGAGCCACCACTTTTCTTAAAGTTCTGTAACTCCTCATCCTCATCGTCAATCTCAAATACATTACGTTGAGTTACTGTCACTGTGTATACCATGATTTATTCTCCAACAGAGTTTAACATTTCTTCAGTTGTTGCAAAGTGCTGCGTGAAGTCCTGCATTCCATCGTCCCACCATGCAGGTGACGGTCTACCTTTGTTCCACTTAGCGAAGTAAGATTTCTCGCCCTTGTAATACCCACGATACGCAGCAATTGGATCACCCTCTACCTTGTACTGGTCTGGCATACACTGAGGAAAGGGAAGCGGTGAACTGATTGATGGCAAGAAGAAGTGAGGTGTATCCTCATAAAAAGCTGAACGTAATCTCTCACTTGCATGATGCTTGCCATATCTGTGTGTATATTCTTTGCATAGACCATCGAACAATCGCCTTGTCCAAATATAGTTGATAACATTATTCCGTACCCACACAGTAGATGGGTGATTTTTGTGGGCTACTTTGTACATGCCGTGCTTATCTGCATACTCACTGTCACTGTCTGTCATACGCCACGCTGTAGATAACATCTGTGCTGTCTCAAGTAGCATTTTGACAACGTGCTTATCGCAGTGCATCTCTGCACATTCGTATGCGTCATTGCTTAACCTAAAGATATTCATTCTGTTTCTCCAACAGTTGTATTCTATTATTTAACCAACGCAGTACCATAATATATTCTATGTCCTGCTTATCTGTTCTTATCATGTGTAATTCTTTTTCATCTTTAAGTGTGTAAAGAGCATTAGTTTCTGCATTACTTAACATTATGTATCACCTTTCATGCGGCAAGGCACTATGCTTTTACCATTATTTTGTCGTTGTGTCAAGGCAGAATTTGCACTGGCATACGTATGTGTCAGATAAGGCTTAACACTTTGTGGATTGACATGCCCCGTCACTGACATGATCTGCCCCATAGATACACCTGCATCATTCATCTGTGTTGTACCCGTCCGTCTCAGGTCCATGAGCCACAGTTCAGATGGCAACCCTGCTGCAAGTATCACCTGTCTGCTCATCTTAGACAGCCGTTGCTTAGTATGTGGAATGAACTGTCCCTCTACAGGTGTTATCATAGGAGCTATGTATTTCTGAAAGCCAAAGTCCTCGTGCTGTTGTGTCAACATGTTAATCAACTCATCTGATATGGGAAGGCTCACTGCTGCTCGCCGTTTAGATTGCTGTAGGTCTAATCGCTTTGCGTCAAGATCAACGCTCTCCCATTCCAGCACACGCATGTCACCCAATCTTTGCACCCACTCGTATGCCATCTGTGCAATCAGTCCTATGTTACGCCACCGCCACTCGCTGTACGCAGTGTCGAGAAACTTCACAACGTGTTCATGCTGCCACACAACTTTACGTTGTATAGGTGTTTTTCTCTTGACATGTGCGAAAGGATTAAATGTGAGATACTCTCTGTCGATAGCGTAGTTGTATAAGATAGAGGCAGCAGCACATACGTGGTTGGCATAAGGCACACCACTGTGTATCCATTTCTCGTATGCACCTTTCGCACGTCGAGTTGTTACATCAGAAATCCTAGCATCTTCAAGGGTTTGCACCATGTTCTTAAGGAAGTACTTGTAGTCTTTCTGTGTAGATTTTCTTAGCATAGTGAAGTTACTACTGTTGCAATAATCACGCACTAACAAAGATAATTTACTACCCTTACGAACATCTAATATTTCTGCTTGACTTTTCCTCCATTCATCTATCTTGGCATTGTGCTCACGAGCAGCAACTCTAGCTGCCGACAGATCAGGCCCAAGCTCAATACGCTCAACAACACCAGCAGTTATAAACTTCTGTGGCGGGTTAAACCTGTACGCTTTTGTCCCGTCTGCTAGTTCACGTAGCTGTGTAAATCTAGGTAGTTTCATTTGAATATTCCTTCGGAACCCTGCCCCATCCAACTGTTCTATCCCACTGCCTTTGTGTGTATGTGTTGATAGACTTCTTGTCCTTATAGCACTGCTTGCATTGCTGCTGCAATCCATTCGGACTACCCCATGCGAGTGCAGAAGACCCTTCATGGAATACGTTACCACAAGTAGCACACCTCCATCCTCCTGAGTCTGTGGGTACGTAGTCCTGTGCTCCAGCTATGCCAGTGCCACTCATCCTTTAAGCACCACCAGCAGGAGGGTCATTGCTAACATAGCGACAGCACAGCGAGTAACATATCTCTCAAGACGAGTTATACGTACTGTTGTACTTTTCAAGCAGGCC